ATTTTGCGGGTCGATGACGCGATTCGAGGCCGATGAGGATCCGGCCGAGGGGACGATGTTCGCCGTGATCGTCACTGCGCCCGCGCTCGTGTTGGTGAAGGTCGCGCGCTTGATTACGCCGGTCGTGTTTGCCGGTACCGTGTAGTAGAGGGCGTCAGCATTTGTTAACTGCTGCGGTGCTACCATTTGTTTTGCAGTAATCGTCATTACTTCCTCATGCGTTGTAATAGGGAAGCTTGTACGCAGTCCCCGCAAGGTTGAATACGAGATAGCCGACTGGATTGGCCGGGGGAGCTGATGCCGCGCCGGCGGCGCCGACCGTGGTTGCAGTCGTGGTGCCAAACCCAACCTGCGACGCCGCTACGGTAGGCGTAGCACTGGTTAGGGTGAGCGCAGTCGCGGTGGCTCCATTCGTATCAACCAGTAGCCGCTGAGTCCAAGTGATCGTATTGCCGGCTGTACCGGAGGGCGCCGTCATGAACTTGAGGGAACCAGTAATCTGCTCGATATGCGTTGCGGCCGAACTGCGTACGTATTTCCAGTTGCTTCCGTCGAAATAGGCGTTATTGGTCAACAGGCTATTGAAGCTGCCGGAGTTGGCTGAGAAATATGCATTGCCTTGTGCTCCTACTTCGATCGCACGAAAACCACTTCCCCAACTACTAGACGTCGTGCCGATGGCTGCGTTGCTGGTTGTGGTCAAAGTAGTGAAGGCCGCAGTGCTTGGCGTCGTCGATCCGATCGCGCCGGGTATCGCCCAGGTACCTCCCAGCAGTTGTGATACGTTCAGGTTTGGCACGACTGTTGTCGACGCGATCGAGAGCGGCGCGGTGCCGGTCGCAACGGTGCTTGTGATCTGTCCAGACGCCGACAGCGTCGTGACGGCCGCCGCGGCCGGCGTCGTTAGCCCCAATGTACCGTTGAATTGACTGCTGATCGATGGGACTGTCATCAATCCAGTACTTGGATTGAACGTCCACTTCGTGCTTGATGTCTTTGGTGCATACTGACCACCAGTTGCGGTCGACCACAGCGGATACATCGTCGCATTTGTTGTCGCATCATCCGTTATTGCGACGGAGGTTGCATCGTTTTGCGACATGCCGGAAATCGTGCCGCCCGTGATCTTCACCTTCGCGGCGTCCTGATAGGCCATCGACCGGATTGGATCGATGCTCACAATCTGATCAATGACAGCGTCTTGTAGTGCGCGTGTAGCTCTTGCGGCCGCATCCTGCGTTTCCTGCAAAAGCAGAATCAGGTCAACGATATGCGATGCCATCTTGTATTGGAGCCTGCTGTCTGGCTCGTCCGAGACTAACCCGGCCAATAGATTAAGATCGTCAACTTTGCTTCTGACCAGTTCCACGCTCGCTTCGACAGCCGTTGCATCTGGGCCTGCGTCGGCAATCGTCAGGTCACCAATTCCGTTTGGCTGAGAGCCTCCGGTACGGGTCCACAGGTCAACCAGGAACAGAAGCCACGATTGGTTCCATCGCCCCGTGCGCGGGTCGATAGGCGGGATATTAAACAGTGGGACGCCGCTCATGCTCTCGTCCCCATGCCACGCAGGGTAGCGCCGACGACATCTCGTGGTACCGGATCGGAAATGTGCACCTCATACACGCGATCACGCGCCATTCCAAGACGCCGCCAAACGGCACGGCGCTGGAATTCGCCAATCTTTCCAATGCTCGTCCAGTGCTCATTACCCCACGTGAATCCACCGTCATTCGACATGCGCATCATGATTTGCGGATCCGAGCCCTGACCATTTGCCAGACCCTGGCCTGGCGTGAACTCGATTTGCAGCCACGTCTGACGCACGCGATTGCGCTCGCCCTTATCCCAGACATGCGGCGTACGGCGGACAGACACAAGCGGTGCACCAGCGTCGTCGTACGCCTTGCGGGTGTATTCGTAGATCGTGCCGTTCTCGAAGTCACCGACATAAACCTTGCCGGCCAGGTTCATGCTGCAGTTCGCACGGTGACGATGGAAAGCCCCGTCGTTGAGGTCGAAGCTCGCGCGCTGATGCCACATGCCTGTCGTCAAATCAAACACCCACGTTGCGTCGGCACTTGGGAAGCTGATTTGGTAAAACTCGTGGCCTTCCTCGCTATAGACGAACGCCACAGCGTCACTGACGGTCGAGTACTGCGAAATCTGATACGACACAGCCGGCGTGCTCACCGGGTCGAAGTCGTAATCTCGGGTGAGCACCACGACGTTTTCGCCCCGCTCAGATCGGGCTAGCCAGATCAGCCCCTTCCCGGTGCGGCAAACGCTTGCCGGAGCTTGGCAGCCGATATCGAGCATTGCGCCCTGCAGACGTGAAAACGGGAAGTACTGACCACCGGCGTCGTACCAAATCTCTGTCGTGCGCTCCCCAATCAGCCACAGTTGGCGGTTGTGCTCGATCGGCATAACCAGATTGTCCGAGGCGGCATCCTTGAGCGCGAAATACGTGCTGTCGAAGGCTGCAGTGCCATTCCAGTAGACCGGAGACGTAAAAAACTGCTGCGATCCAGGCAACCCGAATACCAACCATCCGTCGATGAACGCGATTCCGCGCGCAGCGCTCCCGACATTCGTCCACGTTTCATTCTGCAGGTGATAGCCGTAGATGCTCGTCCCATCATCGAACGCCACAACGTGGCCAGTACCGTTATCGCGGATCCAGACCGGACCGGTAGAAGTTTCGAGCATCCCGATCTGCGTCAGCGTCGTACCATCGAACAGGTAGGCATAGCTACCAATAACGACAGCGCCCTGCGTGTTACCGGGCAAAGTCCACATGCCACGGACTGGAGCGACAGGCCCATTCGCCGCGGTGATCAGTCCCGGTGAGCCTAGCAATGCAATAGGGGCCTTTGCTTCGCTGTTCTGGTCGATCTCGACGAACCAGTTGATCAGGCGCTGGGCATCCTGCAGCTGGTTGGCAGCTTCATAGGACGGGCCAACGAATGCGAATTCAGGCATCAGAAGCCCCCGGTCAGGATCCAGCCGGCGTCGTTCACATTGCCGCCCACCAGCACACCGTCATACGTCGAAATCCCCGGAGGCGTCGCATTGAGTGCCTTGATGACCTTCTTTGCCATGCGAGCTTGCTCGACGAGTTCCGGCGCCGGTTGCGTGCCGTATTCCGGGGCCAACAGCACGGCTAGATTCGTTTGCAGCGCGAGCAAGTAACCCTGCGGCAGCGATACTGTGTCGGTGAGGTCCGTGAACTGCGAAAACACCATGTCCACCCACAGATGAAACTCCGCGCCCTGCGAAGGCACTGGCCAGAAGATCAGTTCGGCCAGGGGATACGACGTATTGAAGTACATGACCTTTGGCCATGGGCCCGGCTGGTTCTTGATGCCGATACGCGAGTAGCGGCTGAAATCGACCTCCACGCATGCATAGTCAACAGTTGTGCCCGTCGGCTGCAGGCGCGTGTATGCCCCCGAGATGCGCAATGGGCGCGGCATATCGAAGTCGCCGCCAGCGCCGACCGTATAGGACGCTTTACCTGCTTGAAGTTGCAGCACGTACTCGGCATTGTTGAACACAGCCAGATGCTCGATGCTCCAGAGGTCGAGCAATGCGTTTAACTGCTCAAGCCCGGTCGTGCTGTCATCGGCCGTAAGTGTCTCCCCGACGGAGATGGCGCCGATTTTGCGCAGTGCACCGTGGATGATGTCGTTCGCAGTGGTCATAAAAAAACCGCCCCAAAGGGCGGTTCCATGAACGTGAAATGACGATCAGCTATTACGCTGCGCCCTTGATCAAACCAGCCGTCACCAGGGCCGAACGCAGAGCATTCGTGAGCTGAACCATCGATGCCGTCTGATTGGCCAAGTCGGTGTCGACGATCGTAAATTCGACCTGAGCCGTGCCTTCAACGAACGCCGTCACGGACGAAACAGCAACTTCGAGCGTCTGTCCTGCGGTGCCGGTGTTTGCACCGGTGATCGCGGTTGCGGCCTGCGTTGCGCCGGTCGTGCCGAGGCCCGCAGACGTAGCACTGATGACGCCGCCAGTGACTGGGGTGCCGTTGATCTGGACGGTCAGCGTCGCCGCTTTCGAGCCAGTCGTGACAGGCACGCCAGCACGAATGAGCGCGGAGGTAACCGAGAACGCAAACGGAATGGCGATCTTCCAGACCTGCGAGTTTGCCAGGCCACTCAAGGCGGGAATCGGGATGATGACAGACTGTTTCTGCGCGTTGGCAGAAACGCCGGTAGCCGCATTGGCAGTACCACCCGAACTATCCGTCAGCGCGGTTTGAGAAGCACCGGATGGCTGGGCCACGGGAGTGGTACCCCAGAAGCCGACGAGAGAAGTCGAGGCATCGCCGATAACCTTGCCATCTGCCGCGCCGCCCTGTCCGAGTTGGACGCTGGTCGAGGTCGTGGACGGACCTGCATTTGTGAAAGACATGATGAATCTCCTGAAATTGAAAACCCCTCCAAAGAGGGGCGCTATTCATTAGCCAGCGATGCGGCAGGACATTTCGCGGTATAGCGGTGCCCAGCCATACAGGACGTCGATACGGGTCGGCAGGGCATCGTTGTTGATGGTGTACTGGCGAACCACACGCAGCGACATGCCGATGTCCTTGTGCGATGCGCGAGCCGCCATATCGACACCACCTGGCAGCGGCAGGTCAGCCGATACCATGGTGAACGCGTCGCGGTGAAATGCCAGGGATTGCGGCGAAGTGGTCGAGGTGGCGAACAGGGTGATATTCGCGCTGTTCGCCGGCGCCGCGTCCACGTTCTGGAACTGGCCAGCGGAGATGCAGGCGTTCGCCACGGTCAACAGGAGCTTGCCCGATCCATCCGAGGTGTACGTACCGCCAACCACGACACCGGCCGAATCCGTCGTTGCTGTGAAAGTGCCGTTGGTCAGGTTGGTCGTGCCCGAGCCGGCGCCGGCCGGTGGGCGTACCACGAAGTAGCGTGCTTTGCCGCCGCCGAACTTCTGGCGGTTTTGCGGATTCACTGCGTTGACGTTCGCGATGCTGAGAATGTCGCCGACCTTGACGACAGCGG